CAGCCAATCCCACTAAAGAAGTTGACATTTTCGCGGCTGCTGCTTGTGGCAATCCCATTGAGGTTGCCATATCGCCAAACAAGGAAGCCATTTCTAAAGCCGTACCCGAAGCGATACCGTAAGAATCTAAAGTAGTTTTTGAGAAATCCTGAACACTTTTTGCAGAATTACCAAAAGCAACATTTACTTTATTGGTAGATTCCTCTACATCTGAAGCTAGTTTTATAGAAGCACCACCAGCTAATAAAATTGGAGCCGTAATTGCGGCAGACATTCCACGGCCGACGCTTTGCATTTTTTGACCGAATTTGTCAATTTCTCGCAATGCGCTTTGCATTTCTGTAGAGAACTGTTTTAAGTCTACTTTAAATTTTACGTTGATTGAAGCTAAACCTGCCATTGCTTTGTGTGTTCGCTTTTTGTTTGGACCAAGCCCATTGCTGGGCTTTGACCAAAACAAAAAAAATAATTAATAAATAAAACAGAAAGAAACGCTATGCCTTAATTTTTTCCGCCTTGTCCCATCGTTCGAAAAAGGCTTTTGCCAAAGCTTCTTGCTCTTGCATTTGCGCCAATTCATCTAGAGACAGTTGTTCGATTTTAGTTTTTTCCCATGGAAATTCTAAAATCTCGGTGTCTTTCAACCCTTCTTTTGCATGCGGCATTACGGACGCATACATGATTTTGCGGGTCATTTCCCAAAACATTTTAGTGTTTTGACTTCTTTTTTCTTCGAATCCCGAAACGGTATTCATAAATTCTCGATACGTGAGCGAGTAATAATAGTCTAATAACAAGCCTACCCGACCGAGTGCCAATTTTTCTAAATCATCCCAAGTAACACGCTGGCTTAGGCTGTTTGTTTCTTGGGTTTCGTCTTTTTTTCATCGCTGGCTGGCAATGTAAAACCTTCCGCAGTACCGCCTGCAATTGCATTGGCTAGTTGCGTCATATCTTCCATGCCTAGATCTTCGATTTCATCTCTAGTGATCTTTTCAGCATTCTCCACACAACAATTGATAGCTTCATGAATAATGTCATACAGCGTATCAAAAGCCGCCAAAGAACCGGAAGCCAATTGCTCTATGGTTTGCACCTTTGCCACGACTTCATCCAAAGTATCGAGGCCCCACACTTTTCCAAGTGAACGGAAAACCTTCAAATTGAAGATCATTTTGAAAGTTTTACCGTTGATTGTTATTTCTACTGGACTCATAGCTATGGTGCAATAGTTGATTTGGTAATGTTTCCATTGCCTTTGAAAGCAATAGACACTTTCACTGCCACGCCTGTATCGGCTGTAATCTCAGCGTTTTCGATGTAGCATTTTCCGCTGTAGATAATATCACCACTCACATCAGTAGTGAATTCCACGTCGATTTCTTTTCCTTGTAACTTTGCAGTCAACAAAGTATCGAAAGTCACGTGTGTGGTGTCGCCTTGTGGGGCATTTGCCAACAACGCATCGGTGCTACCACTCCAAGAGTAGTTGCCCGGAACGACCATTGATCCATCGGTGTCTTTGGTTGCAATTTCTTCTAACTTAGTTGCAATCGACAACTTACAAGAAGTCGCATGCAAGAAAAGCTTATCGTCAAATTTGAAGCGGAGTTTTTTTCCGTCATAAATAGTTGATGCCATGATTATTTTGTTATAAAAGGTTAAAAACAATTGTACCGGAGTACGTCAAACTTTCCTCATTGTATTCTATCGCTGCCGATAGAAAATTGTATTTTGATTGTACCAAATCGACCATGTCATCAGTGAACTTACAACACTTCGTGTAGGCATTTTCATCAAACCAAAACATCACTGTGATGGGTATTTGCGCACGATCTTTGGTTTCTGGCTCACGGTCGCCTAGCACGTAGGTAGTGAGCGGTAATTTATTTTTTTCGGAAGCGACAATCGGGAAAATGTTGACTTTTCCATCGTGTTGCATTACTGCTTTGAATTCTGAATTGGCAGAAAAAAAGTTGTAAATCTCTTGTGATAGTTGTGTGAACATTAGCTGCTTAGTTTATCGATTCGTCTTTGAATGTAGGCCGCTACTTTCGATTCAGCATCTTCAGTTACACCGCCTTGCGTGGTGTCGTAGGCTTTTTTCATGAATGGATTTGCTCTAGTATTTCCAGTACTTACCGAGCCTTTTTTATTTGCTCTAGCTCTTGCCGTTTTACTAACCGATTCAAATCTTCCGTTTACAGCATTTCTTGTAATCTTGAACTTCGCTTGATTAAAAATTCGATGTCCTTTCTCTACAAAATGCGCATAATAACCATCATGACTACCTTTAGCTCTAGCCCCCACATAAATCGTTGGATTTTCGCTTCGGCCTGTTATAGTACCTATCGACTTTTTTAAGTTACCAGCTTCTTGTTTTTTAAGCTTTCCAGTTTTATCAGGACGTCCATAATGGACCGCTCTTTTTCTTATAGGAGCATTTGATTTTGCCGCTTGTACTGTCGGCTTAGCCACTTGACGTAAGACATTTAACACCTCACGGCGTTTATCTTTATCGTTGGCCAAGTCTTTAATTTTGGCTTGCAACTGCTCAAATCCTTGGATTTCTACTACTAGCTTACTCATACACTTTCACTCGAAGTTCCAAATGTTTTCTTCTACCTAATTCGATTACATGCAGGACTTCGAAGCGTTGGCCGCCATCGATTACGATAAGCGCGTTGGCTTTTTGTTTCACTGCATCCTGATATCGAATTGTATAGGTGCGATTGATTAAATGTTTTATTTTTCCTTCCGTATCTTCACCACCAGAAACATCCTGCATAAAAGCATACGGACTGCACACATTAGTTTGTACTAACGTTTCAGCACCTAGAGAATCAACTGTCATTGTTTTTTCGACAATTTCAATCACTCGGTCCATTTGCCCTATAAAAGGATTTTTTGTCATTGGTTTTAGTATTTACGGTATGATCTCATTAATTCCGTTGCAGCAGAATTGTAGCCTACTTCGCCACGATTCTCACGACGTTCGTACATATCTGATACATACAATTTCATCGCTTGAATTAAAGGTTTAGGCACATCGGCCGCCACCCATCCCTGATTGATAGTCACTATTACTGCATCGTCTTTTTTTTCCAAGTCTGGAGTAGTCAAAAAAGTAATTTCTTTGGTCTCAATTGTAATGCCTTTGCGAAGCTTGTATTCTTCCGCTGGCATTAAAGTATACACCGTTTCACCCGCTTTCAAATACTCGACTTTTTCAATCGTGTCGTTTTCGTTGTTTTGAGAAAAGACAATTTTTGAAAGGTCGCTACATTCCAACACCACTTGTTGCTCATTAATGCTTCGGTTGATGTAATCGGAAACAATCGATTGACTTGCATCAATATACTCTTGAATCAAATCATCCTCTTCGGTATAAGAAGCTTCAATACGCAGTTGTTTTTTGGCTTGTGCCAACGTCAAACACACGGTATTTTGTACTGGAATTATAGTTGTATTAGTGATCATCTTACTTTTTTTTTAGAAGCCTCTATCCGAAAATAGAGGCTTGTTTTTTTATCTACTCAGTTACAACTTCAGAAGCTGGATTTGCTGCGTCTTTTGGGTCGTACCAATTTGCATAACCACTCTCTACTAATTCTTTTGCTTGATTTTCTTCAAAATCAGCAATATCACCAGCAGAATATGCTAAATCATACGCCCCAGTTGGAGAAGCCACAAAAACAATCGTTTTAACTGCTAATTTTGCCATCTTATTTTTAGATTATGCTTAGTTTAAAACTAAGCAGTTAATAAATCTTTGATTACTGTGAATGCTTTTGGTTGTTTTACCAAAACATCTACGAAAACATTTACGGTAATTTCGATGTAACCTTCTCTTTTACGAGAACTGTTATCCACTGAAATATCCATAAAGCCCCATTGACCGATAATCAATTGTGAGAAATCACCAAAGATTGCGGCAGAACAAATACCAGACGCAGTTCCTTTCGTCAAGTTGCTAGGTACGTGATTAGACACTGAAAATGGATACCCATTCACACTTCCATCAGGAGCCATTAAGAAAGTAGGTTGACCCGCTACAAGTGGAG